TCCTCGACTTTTTAAGTCCTCCTGATGAAAAAGATACAGAGATAATATTAGAGCGTGTATTATCTGATCTTCACGCGGGTCAACTATCGTTTGTAAATGACACAGAAACAGAAATATTGGGTTTATGCGCGGGCTATGGATCAGGTAAAACGCGATCTTTATTGGCAAAGTGTTTACACCTTTCATTGCTAAATCAAGGCTTCACGGGCATTGTATTAGAACCTACGCAACCGCTTGTTCGTGATCTCTTTGTAACAGAATTTGAGGAATTTTTGTTAAATTACGAGATTCCTTACACATTCAGGTCTTCGCCGTTGCCTGATTTTGTTTTGCACCTACCCAAAGGAGACACGCGAATAATGTGTAGAAGTTTCGAGTCATGGCAAAGGATTATAGGGATTAATGCCGCATTTATATTGGCAGACGAAATTGACACAGTTGCAAAACCGATTTGTGATCGCGCCTTTCCAAAAATTCTTGGACGTCTTCGCGCAGGGAATGTTCGTCAATTCGCGGCGGCGTCCACACCTGAAGGCTACAAATGGTTCTGGCAAACTTTCGCAAGTGATGAAGTACAAGAAAAAAATGACAGAAAGTTAATAAGAATGAAAACAACAGACAATCCACATTTGCCCGCAGATTTTATTGATAGAATGAAAATGAACTATGACCCTAATCTTCTCAAGGCGTACCTTGAAGGGCAGTTCATATCTTTAACAACTGGCGCTGTTTTTGACCGCTTCGACAGAGAAAAACATATAACAAAAGACATTCCAAATTATTCAGATGAAATTATTCGCTTGGGTATAGATTTTAATATTGGCAAGATGTCTTGCGTTTGCGCCGTTATTAGAGATAACAAACTTTATATTTTTGATGAGATACGCGCACATGACACCGACCAACTGGCAAAAGAAATCAGATCAAGATTTCCACATAACAGACTTTACGGCTACCCAGATTCTTCAGGCGGAGCAAGATCGACAAATGCTACTAAAACCGACATCCAGATTCTTGAAGGATATTCAATATCCAATCAATCGGGGGCGTCTAATCCATCCATTAAAGACAGCGTTAATAATGTTCAGCGCCTTTTATGCAATGGTAAAGAAGAAATTAGTCTTTTTGTACATCCGCGTTGTAAAAATGTCATCGAATCTTTGGAACTTCAATCTTATACAGAGTCAGGCGAACCAGAAAAAACAGGACTAGATCATTTTTCTGATTGCGTCCGATACCTTTGTTGGCGTTGCTTCAATCCCTTACATTTGGGGGCAGGGCGCAAAACAGGGATTAGAATATATTAAAAAGTGTATTACTATTAAATTAAGCTAGGAATTAAGCCGTGTATTCTTCATTTAATCACTACGACAGGACAAGATCAAGCAAAGCTGTTGAGGTGCAAGACCCTAGCAATGCTTATGTAAATATGGAGCCGAATTGGATATTGATTGAAGATTTGATAAGCGGCACATATGGGATAAGAAAAAGACATCGAAAATACCTCCCCCAGATGCCGCGCGAACAAGATGAAAGCTACGACAACAGACTTGCGACTTCAGTTCTTGCGCCTTTATACGTCAGAATCGAAAGATTGCTTGCGGGTATGCTTACGCGCAAACCTGTTCGATTAAATGAGGTATCAGAACGAGTCACGGAAGATTTGTTCGATATTGATTTACAAGGTAACGATCTCACTAGTTGGACATATGAGACAGCAAAAATAATGTTGCGTTATGGTCATGTCGGGGTTCTTGTTGATGCACCGACAGGCGGAACTGGTCGGCCTTATTGGATTACATACAGCCCGCGTGAGATTCTCGGTTGGCGGACAGAACTTGTTGACGGAAAGCAAAAACTTACACAATTAAGACTTTTGGAACGGGTCACGGAAGAAGATGGCGATTATGGACAAAAAGAAGTTGAACAGGTTCGATTACTAACGCCGGGAGCCTTTGAAGTTCACAGAAAAGGTAGACAGGGAAAATATGTAAAAGTTGATGAAGGTACAACGTCTTTGGACTATATTCCATTTGCGATTGCATATTCAAACAAGGTTGCTTTTTTGGAATCACGTCCGCCGATGCAAGATATTGCAGAATTAAATTTATTGCATTATCAAAAGAGTTCAGACTTTGACAATCAACTTAGAATTTCATCTGTTCCTTTACTTTGTTTGTTTGGATTTCCGCAGGCGTCAGAAGAAGTAAGCGCGGGGCCGGGCGAAGCAATTGCCTTTCCAGAAGGTGCAAGGGCGGAGTTTGTAGAGATCAAAGGGCAGTCGTTTCAGTATCAGCGCGACAGAATAAAAAATATCGAAGATCAGATCAATACTTTGGCACTTGCCGCAATCCTCGGACAAAAACTCGTTGCAGAAACAGCCGCTTCGCAAGAGATACAAAGAAGCCAAGGCGATTCAACTTTGATGATTGTGGCGCAACAGCTTCAGGATATGATCGACAACTGTTTAGTATTTCATGCAAATTATTTAAATATTGCAGAAATTGGAAATGCTTTCGTCAATCGTGATTTCTTGGGTCAGAGATTAGCACCGCAAGAGATTCAAGCGATGCAAGGATTATGGTCTTCTG